GATGCCCGCGTGAACGAAGAATGATCCCGTTACTGCTGGGTCTGGCTCCATAGCCGATGCAAAGCAAAGCCCGATGAACCCGATCCCGATTAATGTGTTACCGATCTTACGCATTATAAACCTCCATCAGTGTCTTTTACATTGTCAAACAAAACGTAAATCTGGTTGGCTTTCTCATCACCGATAAACACCTCTGTGAAATCAATCTGTGGGTCTGTTTCTTTTACCAAATCCCAAAGGGCATCAAAAAATGCTGCCTTATCCATTTTCTTCTCCCCTCGTAACATTAACCAACTGCCATGCCAACTCGTGCAACATAGCTTCTTGGTTGTCTCCTTCGTCTACACCAATCCCCTCCATCACACAGTTAATAGAGTCTACAACTGCCTGCACCTTCTGATCTGCTGTGGGTACGGCGACTACTCCGTTGCCAATATAGATGCCAGTCTTCCAATCAGGCTTTACTTGTGGTGTTTTCATTTTGGCCTCCTCTGTTAAGCACACCTATATATAAGCAACTATTGCGAGCAGTGTCAACAAGAAAAAAGAAAAAAAATAAAAAAAAAGATTCAGGCTGCTGAAGGTCTTTTTTCCGAGCTGCGGGCCGGGGAAGAGAACGAACAATTGTTTGTGTTTAGGCCCGGGGACGAGAAAGCCCCCGGCGAATGGAGGAACACCGGGGGCAGACCAAGGGATGACTCAATAATGTCCCGATTCAGGCCAGGGAGTCAACCCCGAACCCGAACAATTGTACTGGTGAATCGACTGGGAGGTTGCTGCTGCAACTGGGAACAAACCCGTTGCTATTGGAAACAACTCTGTTGCAACTTGGCAGTGGCCCCGAACCCGAACAATTATACGGTTCCCGAGGCCCGATCCCGAGCAGGCCCCGTTTGTCATCGGAGAAGAGCGCCCGCAAACCCGCAGAAACCCTAGCCCGAGGCCCCGAAAAGGCCCGATTCAGGCCCCGAACCCGAACAAATCTACGCCTACAAGGCCCCGAGCAGGCCCCGAACATCGCTTGCTCCCCCCGCACGGGGTGTGTGGTACTATTTTACCGTATCCTGCTTATCTTGAACTATATCTTGTGCCTCATGTTCGATAACGTCTACATCTGGTGTTACGTTTACCATGCGGGACTCAGCTAAACGCTTGAATTCCGCCAGTTTGTCAGCGATCTGATCTTTTGTTTGCGCTGTAATATCCTCCTTGACAACGTGCTGCTTGTTAATAAGTAGTCCTGCTGCCTTCAAACGTAGCTCTTCAGCACGAATAGCCTCACTAAATCGCCCGTTCTCCCACGCTTGATCCCGAAGCTTTTTTAGATCCCGAATAGATTTGTCGATTGTTACCCCATATTTGGCCTGTGTCTCTAGACGCATCTCTTGCAGGCGTTCTGCTACCACTGGGCTTTTTAACAGTCGTACAGCGGACACCGAGGCGTTCTTGTAGCCTGCCTGCCGCGCTGCTTCTGTCTGTGTCATGTCCTTGTGCAAGTAATTGTTCAAGAACTCTTGCTGTATTGGCTTGAGCCTTTTGTATCCCGCAAGACGCATTTCTTTTGGCAAATCTTCTCCGACCTTTGGCATATTCAATCCTCTCTGTTCGTTCCCACTAAATGGTAAACATTATCGTGGTGTTCGTCTGGGTAGTATATCACCCCTGACGCTGTTTCTTGAAGCCCTGCAAATTCTAGCATAAGTGAAATGATTTTATTTTCGTGTTGCTGATCCAAAGCATCATCGTAATCGCCTGGCCTACGCACCTCATCAATATCTTCCCACTGCACATACATAGAACACGGAAAGCAGATAGGGTTGCCGTTCAACTCAATCAGATTTTCTGCATCATGAAGCTTGCTGCATATCGAGCAAGAACTCAGTCCATCTTGTTGCATGTTGCGCGTCTTTCTAACTTTCGTATATGGGGTAGGTTACACTACCTACCCATATATATATATATGTAACCATAGGAAACTTTGTAACCACAGGCCTTTTCAATGACTTACAACCAACTTTTAACTTACCTACAGAAGAAATAGGGGCAGGTAAGTAAACCGATTTCGTTAATATATTCAGTAACTTATTACTTACCTACGTTTTACTTACCTATAGGTAACTAGGTAAGTAGGTAAGTAAAAGTTAACCGAATCCCGGTTAATGTGGTATTTATTTACCACACGGAACCATGACTACAATACCTGCTTTCGGGTGCTTATTTTGCAACGCAGTATAGACTTCGTTCTTGCGTCTATTTGCGCTGTACTTGCATTGATCATACGTTTGATAGGAACCCTGTGCCTTATCGACAAAGCACGGATTAACTGGCTCGCCCCCGCCATTAAACATGACGCAAGCAGCAACAATAAACTCATACATCCCACTTTGACCTTTTCACACTAGCTTTCCTACGCAACTGATCTTCTAGGCTAGCAGCCCAAGACCTTTTTAGGCGATTTTTAACCGCCTGTTGTGCTGGTGTTATAATATCTGTTCTAAAATGAACCCTATGTGGCGCAGCGTTAACTTCTGGCACACGCAACACCGCAATAATATCTTCTCTTGACGGAACTCCCATTATACCCTCCTTGCTTCAATGCGAACAATTTCACTGGTTCCTGGCCTCATATGAAGATCCACGTTCCAGTGGCACTTCACATCTGCTGTAGTAAGCCGAACAATTTCGCTCCCGTCCACCTCTACAACCCGTTTCTGCTGGTCAACAACATAGTTATACCGCTCGCTGCACTGGCAACCAAGCGATACATTCATCAACGCATCGACCTTTTCCTTGATCCGATCAAGCGCAACGTCCTCGTCCATCAGGAACCGCAACTCTTTTAGACCCCAATACATTCTATTTTGCTCAGACATTTTTAACTCCTTCGCCCCAATCTTTGCGGCTATCCTCTTCTTTGTAGCCTTTAGTGTAAGACACAATTTCATCGGGTGTCATGTCTTTTAACTCGACCCTTTCCCCATTGTATGTGCCATTTGGGTACCAATGCGGATCATAAGAGCGACCATAGTATCTGTCTGCCGCTCCGCGATCCATCGGACTACCGTGCTTGCTCATGCGGCGACCTCCCACTTATTATGTTTGATTAAATTATCTCTTGCCAGAATAACCCGCAAGTTTTCAGCAACGTGAAGCCCACAAATATTTTTTCCTTGCAGCGGAACAATATGGTCAACATGGTGCGCCAGTCCGGTTAATTTACTCATACAATCACGCTCTCTATATTTTGTTGTGATCATAGATAAATCTGCCCATGATGGCGTTGCATTTCTTAGCACTTTGTTGCGTTTAATCGCATATTCTGTGAAATAATTTGGGTTTTCCTTATTCCATTTCTTTTTGTATTCCCTGCCTAATTCAGTATATCGCTGCCGGTTATTAGCCTTGTGCATCTTTTTATACCGTACAACTTTAGGATCAGCATTCTTTAGCCTCAAACATTCCATACACATACCGTTAACAGTTTGTCTTGGAGCAACATGGCCGCGCTTACAAGGGATGCCGTGAAAATAGGTTTTTTCACCAGCAAGCATCGCCGCTTTACGCGCCGCCTCTCTTTTAGGCTGGTCATGTTTAGGATTGCCCCTAACCGTTAGCTTGCTATTGTCTCTTACGATTTTTTGATATTTTTTAGACTGTTCGTTAGCACATACAGCGCAGCAATGGTTTGCCACCCTACGTTCAGCAATATGTCCATTCTTGCAAGGCAAGCCGGTAAAATACCGGCTCAACCCTTGCGCAATAGCATCCTCTCTCGTAATTACTTGCATTACACAAACGTCCTTTCCCACACTTGCTTTTGGTGCGCTTTCCAGCCGTAACTATCCATAGCACGGCGCATAATGCGCTCCGCTGTTTCAGTCCATACAAGAGCCTTTTGTCTAGCCCAAATCCACGCATACAACTCTCTTTCAAGCACTGTATTATCGTTTTTTTGTTTATCGCCAAGAATATGCCCCAACTCATGCAGCGCACTAACATAGTACCCTGTGTTTTTCGTTGGCCTGATACAGATCAATCGACTAGCTGGTTGAGCATAGTAACGCGGAACCTCGTCATGCATAGACTGGTACGTTACCGTGATGCCATTCTCAGCACATAACTGCTGCACATGAAGCGCCATATCAATACGTTTAACACTTTCAGAACTGTGGCTCATAAACCGCTCCATCCATGTAAGACTTGTTTAAAGACCGCAGCCGCTGCGACAATGCTGTAGCATCGCGGCCTTCCCACTGTGCGCTTTGGATCTCAGTCTGCAACTTCATGATTTCAGATAAGATCGGAACCAAACGCTCGTCACTTGCGGCATCTGGATACGCTGGATCAATTAACTCAAACATCGTTGTTACCTCGTTTTGTTTGTTAAGTTACATATACTCAAGCAATGATTGCAATCATTGTCAAGCAGTTTTTTCAGTCATGTGGTTTTGGGCATCAAGAGCAGCCCCCCACAGATAGGTTTCATCAAGATCGAAATCTTTATAGCCCCTCATGATCGTGTCAAAGTAGCCTTTGGCTGGCGGCGCAATGTCGGTATTATTCATGCGATACGTCAAAAGACCATTGATAAATACCCTGCGGTACAAGCCGTTCTTTACGCCCTCGTAACGATCTAAAGCTTTCAAGCAATCGTCTGTCACATCCCAGATGCCAACAGGCAACATCGCGCCATCTTCTGGCTCAATGTCGGCAACGTGACGGAATACTAGCTTCCAATTCGGGAAGTAAGCCGCACCTAACGGCTCTGCATTCGGGCATCGGTGTTGCATCTGCAACACATCAAGATTTGATCCATAAGAAAAATACAACATTTTAGTCTCCCTTCGTCTTATCGACAATTTCTGCCTTATAAAGATCAGCAACCCTAGCGGC